AGCAAAACATATTAAAGAAATTATTTAATAAAATATTTAATAAAAAAGACAATGATAGAAAAGAATATCAAATGTTTATTGATTTCATAAGGGATTATAATGATGATTCCTTTTTTTATTACAAATTGATTCAAGATTATAATGATTTGTCAGCCGGTTATGGAATATTCTATGAGAATCAAAATAACGAGATAGTATATGCTAATGTGGACGCAAGACAAACAATAGCACTATATGACTTCTCTACACCTGTTAAAAAGATAGGATTATTAAGAGCTTGGGAAGAAATTGACGCAAACGGAGAAAAGTTCAATGCTGTTCAATTAATTACTGAAGACAAAAAGTATTATTTTAGAAATAGTAAATTACAAGCTGATGATTATAGAGAAGAAGAAGAAAAACAAGAAAGTATTAGCTGGGGCTGTGTTCCATGTATAGCAATAGAAAATCCTGATGGATTATCTTGTTTTGAATTAGCTAAGCCTTTAATATCTTCTTATGAAAGAGTTATGAAAAACTCTCGTAATACATTCCAATATAATGATGACGCAAAATTAATGGTGACAGGATATGAGCCTAAGGAAGATACATTAATCGAAGAAAGAGATAAAGAGGGTAATGTAGTCTATACTGAAGATGGTGAAATTAAATGGATACCTAATAAAAAGAGAATTGCTGAAGATGAAGTTGTATTACAAGCTCCTGTTTTTTATGCTGGTGAGGGTGGAAAAATAGAATGGGTTGAAAAGAATATCAACGATGGTGCTTTAGAGAACTATAAGAAGACTCTTATAGATTTAATATTTATGGTTAGTAATTGTCCTAATGTTAATGATTTAGGATTTACTAATGCGGATAATAGCTCAGCACTAGAAAAGAAGTTCTTTCCATTAGAACAATCCGTGACTTATTTAGATAAGACAGCAAGAAAAGAGCTGTTAGCTATGTGGGAAGCATTTACTAATAGAATTAATCTTAAGAAAAGTACAAAATATGATTTTAGAAATTTAAGAATTAAGCTATTAAGAAATATGCCTACTGACAAGAAAGCTGAAACTGATAGAGCTTTATCATTAAGAGGATTAATTTGTGATGAATCAGTTATCAATCTATTACCTGATGAGTTTGACGCTTCTAGTGAAATTGAAAAGATGAAAAAACAAAGTGAAGAAAACCTAGAAGAAAATATGAAAAAGATTGAGTCTTTTGGTAAAGATGGAGCTGACGCAAAAGGATTAGAAAATAAAAAAGATGAAGAAGACGCAAATAATCAAGAAAATGCGTCTAACAATAAACAAGACGCAAGCGTGAATGATAAAACTGAAGTAAAGTAGGTGTTATAAATGAATAACAATACAATACTTAGTAATCGTTGGAAAAATACTGATAAAAAATTAACAGAGTATTTGAAAGTATATAAAAAGATAAGTTCACGAACTCAGGATAGCATACAAGACATATTTAATAGCATTAGTTATAGTTTTTTAGATTTAACTAAGCCTATATCAACAGCTCAAAGAAAGAAATTATTGAGAGTTATAGAAGAATGGGAAGAATCTAATTTATTAACAGGATATTTTAAATATAAAGTTGATGAATTATTAAGAAAAAGATATATAACTAATGAAGAAATGTTGGATATATTGCTATGGGGTGCTTATGTTAAAGAAAGAAGCCAATTAGATGAGTATGAGAAAGTGTTATTTACTGAAATAGGACAAGACCTATATAATCAGGGAGTTAAGGAAATAAAGCCTAAGAAAAAGAAAAAATGGAGCTTAACTTGGGAATATATATGGTTTTTGTTAGCTTTACCTAATGCTAGAGGTAATAAATGGATTACTTATATTGAAGCCTTAGGATTAACTAATGCTCAAGAAATAAAAAGACAAGCTATGATACATCTCCAACAAAAGAGAAAATTAGATATATATGATAATGTGTTCCAAAATACTATCAAAAAACAACAAAATAAGTATTTATCTATCAATGGTGATAAATATAGCGGAGCTTTAGAAAATCAAGTAATAGATATAGGAAATACCGCATTATTAAAAGCTGGTGAAGATTATGACGCTAATAGAGTTAGATTTATTGCTGAAATGGATAGTCGAACTACTAGAATGTGTCAATCATTAAATAATCAAATATTTAGTGTATCAGGTAGAAATAAATTTAAAAGATATAGTGATGAAGCGGGAGCTATGGTGGAATATGATATATACGGATTATTAAAAGGTATAAATCTTCCACCTATAGACGACCACTATCACTATTGTCGTTCTACTATTACTTATCAATGGGAAGATATAAAAATGGCTGATAAGCTAGAGCATAAGCAATTAAGAAAGTCATTAAATTCAAGAATCCCTAAGAGTTTTGAAGAATTTGAAAAAATGAAGTATAATAGTAGTGGTTGGTATGATTCTACCTTAAGAGAAAAGGTGACAATCAACACTATCAAGACTAATAAGGATTATAGTAATAAGTATAAACAAAAGATGATTAAAACTTATTATGATTTTAGAAAAAGAGATGTTGAAATGACAGCTCACGCTTTAAATAGATTCTTAGGTCAAAAACAAACTAAAGTAAGATTTACTGAAAAAGAATTAATTGATGTTATGAATAATAAAGCTAATTACTATGAAGTTGATACTATGAAAGATATTAAGTATTATAATAAATTAGTTGTTATTCAAGACAAAGATAATAAAGAAGTAATTACAATAGTTAGAAGAAATATAGCTAAGGAGGAATGGGAGAAATATGAATAAAGAATTAAATGATATGATAGAATCCTTTATCAATGGTGAATATGAAGCTGATAAGTTTTGTTATGATTTTGATGAAGAATATTCTAAAGTCAATATTGATGATTTAGAAAAAGAATATATTTATGTATATGATGACATCAATGAAGCCTGTTCTTTATTTGACGACTCTAACACTCACGATAATAGACTATTAAAAGAGAATCAATTTAGAGAAAAGGTAAAAGGATATTATAAAAAGGTAAGCACTAAGTAATTTAGTGCTTTTTTGGTGGAAATGCTACCGGTTATCGACTTAGGTAAAATGATGATTCATTATCGGGGTAGCTAAGCGTGTGTGGGTTTAGGCACGGATAATTATTGATTATTAAGAGGAATGATAGCTACATTCCTTTTTTTAATGCCTTTTTCTATTGTAGGCTGAATAAATAGAAATTTTGTGTGTAGCAATGAGCTGGGGACAATTTATTGTAAATGGCTTGGGGCAAAGGAGGAATAGAAATGGACACAAATAATCAAAAAGGGGCTGTAGTTGATACTAACACTAATACGAATGTTAATAATCAACAACAAACTCCAAACACAGGTGTTGAAACACCTAAAACTTTTGACGAAATGTTAAAAGAATCTAATTATCAAAGTGAATTTGATAAAAAAGTTCAAAAATCTTTAGAAACAGCTAAAGCTAAATGGGAAGCTGAAGCATTAGAAAAACAAACTGAAGCTGAAAAGTTAGCTAAGATGAAAGAAGATGAAAGAACAGCATACGAGTTAGAACAAGCTCGTAAAAAACAGGAGGAAGCTGAAGCTAAATTAAATGCTTATGAATTAAAAGAAGAAGCAATAAAGATGGCTAATACTCCTGAAACTCAGGTAGATGTTTCTTTATTGAGTCTTATTGATTTTAGAAACATTAAGGCTGAACAAGTAGAGCCTACTATTAAAAACATAAAGAAAGTGTTTGATAGTGCTGTAGAGAATGAAGTTAATAAGAGATTAAAAGAAACAACTCCTAGAAGTGTTGTTAATCAAAATAACAACGGAACTAAGAAAAGTATCCCAAATGTATTTTAAAAAATAAGAAAAGGAGTGATTAATAATGGATACAAGTAGATTAGGTGCGTTAAGCATTGAATTATTAGGTGAAGAAGCTAAAGACAAATTAGCTGAAGAATATGGAAAGGTAATAGATAACATATCAACTCAAACAGTTGCTGGTTTATATTCTAATAAAGATTTAAGCGGTGACCCAACAAGTGGTAGTGTTGAAGCAAAAAGATTTGCTAATATCCAAGGTCAAAAATATGGAACAGCTAGAGCTGGAGGTAGTGCTCAAAAAATTAAAGCTCAAAATGTAGTTGTTCAAATTAATGATGATATGGAATATTTAGAAGAAGTAGAAGAAAAAGACATAACTATGTATGGTGTTAATGGTTTAATCGAGAAAAGAACTTCTAATCACGAAATGGTTATGGGAATTGATAATGATGTTAAGTTCTTCCAAGCTATGGTAGATGAGGGAACTGAATTTAGTTGTACTGAAACAGCTATTAATAAAATTGTAAGTAAAGCTATTTCTACATTGAAAAAGACTAAAAATAGTTTTGTTAATGGTGTACCTCTACAACTAATCAAAGTTGGTTTTAGTGAAGACGCTTATAATGATATGAGAGATTATTTAGATGAAACATCTAAATCAAATATCGATACTTCTATCGGTGAAATTGGTAGATTCCACGGAGTAGATGTATTTAGTAGCGTAAATATTCCTGAGGGAGTAGATTTCATCGTATTTATTGATGGTGCTGTAGCACAACCAAAACACCCTGTTATCTATAATCCAGCACAAATTGGTTTATCTAAAGCTATTGGATTCGGTATGTTCGTAGATATGGGAACTAAATGTGTTACACCTGACTTAGTATTAGTTAAAAAAACAGCTTAATATAAGTTAGGTATTATTTAAAATAAAAAGAAAATGGAGGAAAAAATATGAAAAGTTTTAAAAATAAACTAACAGGAGTTATCTTAACTCCAAAAAATAAATGGGTAGAGGAACAATTAGAAGCTAATAAGTCTTTTGAAGTAGTAGGGGCTAAAGCTTCTAATGAATCTACTAATAAAGCTATTAAAGACTATACTAAAAAGGAATTAGTAGCTTATTTAACTGAATTAGGAATTGAATGTAATGAAGATATGAAAAAAGATGAATTACTTTCTTTAATTCCTGATGAAGATGAAGAATAATTAAATAGAATTGGAGGGCGGTAGAATGAAAGCAAAGATTATAGCTGATTTAGGCGTAAACTTTAAAAACGGAGATGATAGTATAATAGAGAATTATATCGAGCTCTATTCTTCTATTGCCTCTGATAATTCTAATCGTAAAATTGATGATAAAAAGTTATATCCATATATTTATACAGCTGTTAAAGAAGCTTATTTAAGACGAGGTGACGAGGGTAGCTCTAGCTCAACTGAGGGAAGCTTATCTACATCTTATGTTGATATAGAAGAAAAATTAGCAAAAGATGTAAGAAAAGTAAGGGTAATTAAATGAGATTAAAAAATTTAAAACCTTTATACATATATTCACCTGTAAAAAAACGAGTTAGTGGAGAATATGAAACTACTTGGTTTTATAAAGGTGAAGATTATTTGAATCCACAGCAAGATTTAGATGAATTAAATCGAAATAGTGCTGGTGAGATAGACTATGAAATAATCAAACTTCGTATAGATAGAGATGTTAATATCAATAAAGGTGATGGAATTTCTTTTGAAAAACTAACAATAGATGAAACAACAAAACAAGTTGTAAATGGTAAACCTAGTTATATTGTAGAAAATAAGCCTAAGATTGGAAAAACAACTTTATTTACTTTAATAACTAATAACGGAGATTAGATATGTTTAAAATTGAATGGGAAAAGAAAAGTTTAGATAGTTTTGAAAAGAAAATGGCTAAACTTATAAAAGAACTTCCTAATCGAACTAAGTTAGGTTTAGAAGATTCTTTAAAAAATACTCAGGAGAAAGCTTTAAAAAACAAGCGTGGCTCTAAAGATGAGAAACTTATTCCTATTGAAGTTATTGATTTTAATAAGAATCAAGTAGTCGGTAGAGTATATACTAACAAAGATTTATTTTCTTATGCTCCATTTTTGGAGTATGGAACAGGAACTCAAGCTGAATTACCACATATAGGTAAAACTAAAACCTTTATTGAAAGTGGATTTAGGTATTGGTTTTTGCCTGTTGATAAGGTAGATAAAAAGTTTAGTCCTGAAAGAGTAATAAATATAAAAGGTGAATTATACTATATTATGTTTGCTACTCAGCCATATCCATTTATGCGTCCAGCTTCGGCTTCCTCTCGTCAGGAATCCGCTGACCTAATAAATGAGAGAATAGGAAAACTAATAACGGAGGTATTAAAATGATTGAGTTTAAAGTAAAAGACTTCTATGATTTAGTTGTTAGATTATTAGAAGAAATAATAAGTGAAGTTGTAGCTGAAAATCCTAGTGCTGAGAGTGTGTTTCCGTGTCTAGTAGTTCAATCTCCTGTGAGATATGATGAAAAGAACGGAGAAACAATGCCTATATTATCTAGGTTTACAATCACTATTGAAGCGTGGACTAAAAGAAAAACTAATAGTATGTCTTTAATTGATGAAGTTGATAGTAAATTAAGAGGATATAATTTTACAAGAATTGGAACACCTATAGACCTATATGACGAAATCACAAAGTGTCATCGTTATGGCGGTAATTATGAGGTGTTTTATAATGCTATGACAAATAGCTTAGAGAGAGTTAAATAATAATAAAAAAAGGAGGAATTTATTATGACACCTAAAACAGGTACTTTAACTAAAATTTATATGAGTGAAAAGGAATTTCCTACTGAAGAAGATTTAGATTTAATAATGTACACAGAGGAAATCCCAGCTGTTGAAGACCCAGCTGAAGCTGTGACATATCAAACAACTGATATGGACGGAGAAGAACAAAGTAAAGGAAGTAAAAAAGCTACTACTCCAGCTATTCCTGTGTTGTATAAACAAGACCAACACACTAAATTAAAAGCTGTAGCTGATAGTAATGAAAGTAGATATTTCTTTATTCGTTATCCTGAAACTACTTGTGCTGAGGGACAACAACCATTAGTAAAATCTTTCTCAGCTCAAATGGATTTAACAGGAGATACTATTACAGCTGGAGATATTATTAAAGATACTTTAACACTTTATAGAAACTCAGCTGTTAAAGAAACTTTAGGATTACCAACTGAATAATAGGAGGTTAACTAATGAAAAAATTTAAGGAAATTAAAACAGGAAATATTTGGTATATCTCTAATAAGGAACATATCAAACATTTCCTTAAAAATCCTAGATTTGAAGAAGTTGTTGAAAAATCTAAGAAAGAAAGTAAGAAAAGTAAGGAATCTAAAATAACTGAAGAAGTTATAGAAGAAACTACTGAATAATAAAAAGGAAAGAGGTTTTATTTAAAATGATTTTAATTGTAAAAGAGAAAGAATATTCTTTCACAGCAACTATGAGAAAAATAGTTGCAATTAATAAAAAGCATAAGGTTAAAAATTTAAGGGACGCTTTTTTTAGAGCTTTAAATAATGTTGATTTTGAATTTTTAGCTGAAATACTAATGTCTTTAGCTGATGAAGAAACTAAAAAAGTCTTAAATGGAGATGTTAATAAAGTTTATGAAATAGTTGAAGATTGGGTTAATGAAAACGGAAAAGACTATGAAGCTGTCTATCAGTTAATAGCTGAGGAGATAAATGATAAAAGTTTTTTCGGGAAGAAGATGACGGAGGAAGAACTAAAGGGTCAAATGAACAACCCACTAGCCAACTTCGACATCAACCAAGTAATTTCCAACACAGCGGAAAAAGTGATGGGAGAAGTAGTAGCCGAGGAGTTCAAAGGATACAAAGGCTAGATTATATAGATGTTATATATGATTTAGAGCCTTTAGCTTATCGTTTTGGAATGAAACCTCACGAGTTTTGGGATTCTACTTATAGAGAAGTTAAGCTATATGTGGAATCTCGTTCTCTCCAATGTGAGTTTGAAATAAAACAAAACATAAGACTAGCTGAAAATCTAGGTAATAAATTAGTCAATGCTGGACTTACCGCTAAGAATCCTAAAAATGTTAGTTTAATTAAAGACATTTATCCGGAATTATTTAAGGAAGAACTAGAACAGGCTAATATATATACTAGAAAAGCTAGTGAGGGAGAGGACTTAATAAATCTAATGTTAGATTTAACTGAGGAGTTGAAACAAGAAACGAAGAAAGAGGAATAATAAGGAATCACTAAAAGAAATGGTGGTGAGGACTTATTACAATAGAAGAATTAGAAATAGTCATTAGAGCTAATATTACTGACGCTATAGACGGAATCAAAAAAATAACTGATGAAGTAAAAAATGCTGTAAGTAAAAGTGTAGAGCCAATGAAACAAATGACTAATCAGGCAAAAGCTATGGCTAGTAATAGTGCTTCGAGCGTTGCTCAAATGAAGTCACAAATGAAAAGCTATGGAAAATCAGTAATAGATACATCTAAACAACAAGAGCATTTAAAAGCTCAAATAGAAGAATTAGAGTATAAATTACATCAGGCTGACTTAGGATTTGAAGTTGGTGACACTTTAAAAATTGAAGCTGATATAGAAAAGCTTAATAATCGTTTAATTAAGCTACAGGGTCAAAGTAATAACACAGGAAAAGAGATGAACGGAGCTTTTGGGAAAATAAAAGCCTCAGTTAAAAACGCTATCTCTAATATGTCCGGATTTGGTAAGAAATTTAAAGAAATCATATCAAGTTCAAAAAATATGGGTAAAAGTTTGACAGGAGCTTTTAATAATGGTATTAAGTCTATTAAGAAATTTGCTTTATCCTTATTAAGTGTCCGTACAGCGTTTAGTATGATTAGTAGGGCTATGCAATCATATTTAAGTTTTGATACTCAATTATCTAATTCTATTCAAAATTGTTGGAATGTATTAGGAAGTCTATTAGCACCAATACTAGAATACTTAGTGACATTATTTACTAAATTAGTAAGTTATGTAAACGCTTTTGTTAAAGCCCTTACGGGTGTTGATTTAGTAGCTAGAGCAAACGCTAAAGCTATTGATAAACAAACAAAATCGACTAAGAAAATGAGTGAAGCTCAATCTAGTTTAGATGAATTTCATACTATTAATAAAGATTCTTCGGGTGATGAAAATAGTTCTATTTCCGTTGGTGAAGTAGATACAAGTAAATTAGATGTTTTATTTGGCTGGATAGATAAAGCTAAACAATTATTGTCAACTTTATTTGACCCAATAAAACAAGCGTGGGATAGTAAAGGACTAGCCTTTATAGATGGATTTAAAAATGCTATTACAGGATTAGGAACTTTAGGAATGAGTGTGTTTGGCTCTATTATGTCAGTTTGGACTAATGGAACAGGACAAACAATAGTTGAAAATTTATTAGTTTTATGGACTAATTTATTTAATATTGTTGGCTATTTATCTCAAGCTTTATCTACAGCTTGGACTACCGCTGGAAATGGAACAGCAATTATTCAATCTTTAGCAAATATATTTATTTCAATTCAAGACTTATGTAATAGTATTTTAAACTCATTAATGAGTTGGTTTATTAGTGATGGATTCCAACAAGCTTTAAATGTTGTTATGACTATAATAACTAATTTATTTGGTTATGTTCAACAAATAATAGCTTGGGTAGTCACTATGTACGAAACTTACTTAGCACCTGTAGTTGATAAAATATTAAATTGTATCTCAAATATAATAATTGCTATTGGGTCAATTTGGAACTTCTTAAGTCCTATGATTGAATCAATCCTAAATGTAATTATGAATATTTTAGAGCCAGCTATAGCCGGCTTATGTGGAATTATCGGTGGTGTTGTTGACGCTTTAAGTGGTGTAATGACATTTATCACAGGAGTTTTCACAGGAGATTGGAAAAAGGCTTGGAATGGAATAAAAGATTTTATAAAGGGAATAATTAATGCTCTAGGCTCATTATTCTCAGGATTATGGAACACTCTTAAGAATGGCGGAAAGAAAGCGTGGGAGGGTATTAAATCTATCTTCTCATCAGTAGCCTCATTCTTTAAAAATATATTTAGTAATGCTTGGAATGGTGTAAAAAATATCTTCTCAGCTGGAGGTAAGGTATTTAGTGGAATTAAAGATGGTATAGCAAACGCATTTAAGAAAGTTGTTAATACTTTAATAGCTGGAATAAATAAAGTAGTAGCTATTCCTTTTAATGCTATTAATACAGCCTTAAGGACGGTTAGAGATATTTCATTCTTAGGAATAGAGCCATTTAAAGGACTTATTAAATTAATAAGTGTACCACAAATACCTAGTTTGGCAACCGGTGGTGTTTTAAGTCAAGAAACATTAGTAAGAGTTGCTGAATATAATAATGCTAGAACTAATCCCGAAATTGTATCTCCAAAAGATATGATGAAAGAAACATTTAAAGAAGCTATTGAAGAATCAGGAATGAACAATATATCATCTCAAAAGGTAGAAGTTGAAGTCACAGGAGAAACTAAAATAGATGGTGACGACATTGTTATTGTTTATGATAAAGCTAAAAATAATAAAGGTTATAATGGTGGAAAAAATCCATCGTTTGCTTATTAAGGAGGGATAAAAAGTGAAAAATAATTCAAGTCCATTATTTTTATTCAATGGGGAGTCTATACCAAGTAATCCCTCAATAGGATATTTAGAGGAAAATGAGCAATTAGTAGAGGGTACGAGAAATACCAATGGAAAAACTATTGCTCAACCTGTAAATAGACGAATTAATAAATTTAGCAATTTAGTTTTTCCTAAACTATCTTTAGAAGATGTTAATTGGTTAAAGAAGAAAGTAGCTAATTTTGAAGTGCTTTTAACTTATTATGATAGTGAGGAGTTAGATGTAGTAGTTCGTAGATTTTATTTTGGAAATCTAAGTGCTACACCTAGCAAATGGGATAATAGCTTTAAACCTGTTCAAAAACCAATCGAATATAAAGATGTTAAAGTTAACATTATAGATATGGGGTATTAGTATATGGCAAGCGTAGAAATGATAAAACAACTTAAAAAACCTAAGAGAAATCTTGGGTTTTTGAAAGTTAATTTTGATATTGTTGACCCTGAAACTAATCCTGATTTATCAACTAATACTGAAGAAATATTTAGTAATCTTAATAATATAAAAGAGGCTACTATACCTCAAACTAAAAACTATGCAACACTAGAAAAAAACTTTTGGCTTCTTAATGGAAGTCAGCCGATATATGGTAGTGAAGAATTAGAACAAACTTATATAAGTGAGTTTATGAGTGATGAAAATTGTCAGTTTGAAGAAAACGCTTGTATTATACTTCATTCTAGCGTCTATTTGACGACTTTAGGATTGAGTATGATATTTGATAGTATTAACGAGAATTACGCTAGAAAGCTTAATGTAAAAGCTTATAGAGATGATATTCTTATAATGGATAAAGATTATACTTTAGATAGTTATAAAGATAGATTAATATTTGCTGATAATGAGGAATTAGTAAGATGGAATCGAATTGAAATTTATTTTGTTGAATCTAGCTTACCTTATCGAAGAATAAGAGTAAATCAATTACTATTCGGTATTATGGAAACTTATACTGATGATAATATTTTAAGTGCTGAGAGTAAAGAAAAGACTACTATGATAAACTCAGAGCTTCCAACACATACTTTTAAATTTACCATAGATAATATGAATAAATTATTTAATCCTGATAATCCGGAGGGGTGGTATAGATATATACTACAACAACAGCCTATTAGCTACGAATGGGGTTATGAATTAGATGATGGAACTATTGAATGGGTACTAGGTGGAAAAATGTTGTTGACAGGGTCAGTTGATGTTGGAGAAAATCAAGTCACATTTAGCACTACTACACTAATTAATTATTTAACTAAGGTTTATAAAAAAGGTGTATATAATGCTAATGGTAGAAGTCTTTATGATTTAGCTGTAGATGTATTAAGTGATAATGGTATAGATAGTAGCCAATATAATTTATGGGAGGGATTGAAAGAGTTGAAAACTGACGCTCCTTTACCTAAATTAGAGGCTAGACAATTATTGCAAATAATCTCTACAACAGGAAATTGTATTTTTTATACTGATAGAGAAGATATAATTAATATCCAACCATTCCAATATGTTTTAAATACTGATGGAATGGATTATGACTTTATCACAAGTAAACCGGTGGTAAATGTACAAAGTGAATTATATAACTCAATAGTATATATAAATCATTATTCTATAGAATCGGCTGTTAGTGAATTATTTAAAAATGAATCATTAGAAATAAGCGGTAATACTACAATAGAAATTGAGTACGATTTAGCAACTAATATAGAAGCTACTATAACAGGTGGAACTATATTAAATGCTACTTATTACGGAAGATATGCAATACTAGAAATAACTAATAATAGTGATGAGCTTGTATCTTTAATTATTACAGGTAATAAAATAGGTGTTAGTCAAACAATAGATTCTAAACAATATAATGCTGATGGAGAAGACATCGAATATAAGAATGACTTAGTCACTCAAATGGTAGAAAGCTCTAAAAGTATTAAATTAAAAGAATTTATCGGTAATTGGTATAATAATCGAAACATTTACTCTTTCAATAATAGAGGAGATATTTTGAAAGATACTAGAGAAATACTACCTATAGAAACTGACTTTAGTAGCAAATTAATTGGATATTTAGTAGAAAATAATATCAATTATAATGGTGCTTGGAGCGGTAGTAGTGTAGTTATAAAAGTAGGTGATGAGAATGTGGATACAACCAATTTATGATAGAACTCAGGCTGATGTAGATACAATTAGATTAGACCCAACTAATGCTAATACTAAAGGTGCTTATAATTATGAAGATTTGAATAGAATAGAAAATAATTGTGAATATGTAATGAATCTACTAAACAATAGTGGATTATTTTATATTCCGGTAGAAATTAGTGTAAAAACTGATTGGAATGTAAAAGACATACCTCATATTAAAGAAATAAATAGAATTAGAAATAATATTATAACTTTAATGAATGGTATGAATTTAGGTGAAGAATATAAAGAGATAGAGTTTAGTAATACGATGGATTATGTAAAGGCAAACATCTTAGAAAAAGACCTAGATTTAATAAAATATATTATTGAATCTTGTGTTAGAGAATTAAGAAAATGTCATACTTTCTATTGTGGAGCTAATGGTATTGGATTATATGCTAAACCTGATAATGTAGAGCCTACGGGCTTTGTAAAAATAAAACAATATGCGGGATTGATATATTGTGGAGAGGAGTTTAATTTATGAAACAATATAAGAAAACAACTTGGTTAGATAGAATAGTCCAATATGCTAATAGGTATAAAGACCAAAACGGGAATGTGTTAGAATTAACACAAGACCCGGGGGAAGTTGCTCAAGATGGAACTCTTGTAGAAGCTGAAGTTATGAATAATATTGAAGATGGTATTGAATTTTTATATAAAGTTCGTACTTTTAGCTATCAAGAAACACTTTTAGCTACTGAATGGACTAAAAATGATGATACAGGATACTATGAATATGATATAATTAATAGTGACATCACAGCTGAAACTATTGTTGATGGAATTTTAGATATTGAAAATCAATGTAAACTAAATTCTTCTTATACTAATTCTTATGACGGAGGCTTTAAGGTAATTACAACTGAAGCTCCTAATGAAGATATTGAAATTACTTTTAAATATTCATTGATGAATATAGTAGAGGAGGAAGAATAATGGTTGGAAGTATTAATACAGGAAATAAGAATGTAGATAATATTGTCAAAGTTTATGGTGTTAAAAGGTCATTGACTACTTCATCATCAGCTTGGGAAAGAATCAGGGACGCTGTTGGACTTGTAGCAAACGCTCAAGTGGGAACAACAGCTGTTCAAAATGATTTTGATAATATATATCCGTGGAGTGATATTATATCTTATAACTATGATGTGACCGCTAAACAAGTGACGGCGTATTATGGTGACCCAACTTTTAAATTCGATGGAACAAATGGTGAAGTATTAACCAAAATTCCTGAATTTTATTGGAGAAGATATAGAGATAATTCTTACGAATATATCTTAATTTCAAAACATAAATTAGCTGGATTTGTTAAAAGTGAGGAGTTTTCGGTTGGTAGATATACTATGTCGGGTGATAGCTCAAGAGTTTATAGTAGAAGTGGATATGCTCCACTTGCAAATAAGACAATTACTGACTTTAGGACTTATGCAAGAAATTTAGGTGCAGGATTCGGTCAAATGGATTGGCACTACTTTATCTTACAAATGTTATATTTAGTTGAGTATGCGGATTATAACTCACAAGCTAAAATCGGTTTAGGATATACTAATGGCTCTCACACAGCTCCTACAAATAGCGGAGGTTGTGACGCTTTAGGAATGAAGTCAGGAAGTAGAGACGGAACTGACAACACATCGATTATCTATAGAGGAATAGAAGATATATTCGGTAATTTATGGCAATTTATTGACGGATTAAATATTAGAGATAATAAAGCTTATATTTGTTATGATTCTAATAAATATGCTGTTGATACATTTAGCGGAAGTTATAAAGCTTTAGGTTATACTAATGCGTCCGTTAATGGGTATGCTTCAAAATTAGGGTATGACTCAGCTAATCCTTTAATATCTCTTACTACTGAAGCGGTAGGAGATAGTAGCACTAATATGAGTGATTATTACTATCAAAATTCCGGAGATAGGATAGCTCTTGTCGGCGGTCGTTGGCTCAGTGAGGGTAGTTGTGGCTTGTGGTGTTGGACTATGGTTGATACTTCGTCTGTTACGAATGACATTTACGGTGCTCGACTTCTTAAAACCAGCTAGTGGGGGTTTGGGGGCGACCAGCCTCCCATAAAAGACAATCGACCTTAGTCGATTATAAAATAAAATTACCTTATAGGGAATGATGTGTAGTTGAGCACTAGCTAGCTGACAAGATTCTCTTGTCGGCGGTGCTTGGTATTACAATGTTGAGTGTGGCTTTTTCGTTTGGCTTTTAGCTGGTGCGGGTGGTGATGTGTACGCTCATCGTGGTGCTCGACTTCTTATAAGGGATTTGATGTGTTTTGTATCGGGTTAGTCTATTTCTCGAGGGTTGTTGCTCTTGTCGGCGGTAATTATGCTAATAGTGTGAAAGCTGGCTTGTGGTATTGGAACTTAAACGAGGCTTCGTCTAATGCGTGGACTAACATCGGTGCTCGACTACTTAATTTGGGACTTGGTGTGTTTGAGTGCTCTTTGTTGAATTGGTGATACTCTTGTCGGCGGTGCGTATTGGGATATTACTAACGCTGGCTTGTGGTATTGGAATTTCAATGACGCTTCGAGTAAAGCTAATGCTAACATCGGTGCTCGACTCATTATATTGGTATTTGATGTGTATTTGAGCTATATGATGGGATACTTGTCGGCGGTTGTTATTATTCGTCGGGAACTATGATTGGCTTGTGGTACTTTGATTTTACTTACTTGTCTTCATATTCGAGTTCTTCCATCGGTGCTCGACCTCTTATGGGATTTGATGTGTGTGAGTGCTTGTCTTTGTATTAATCCTAGCTCTTGTCGGCGGTAGCTGGATAGATACCTCGTTAAGTGGCTTGTGGTTTTGGAACTTTAACAATGCTTCGTCTAATGTTGGTACGGGGACAGGTGCTCGACTACTTATAGGGATATGGTGTGTTGAGGGTGCTGTTTTAGATGTATTATTATCTTGTCGGCGGTCGTTGGCTCAATGAGAGTAATTGTGGCTTGTGGTGTTGGACTATGAATAATACTTCGTCTATTACGAATGACAATTACGGTGCTCGACTTATTATATTAAAATACACATTAAGGGATTTGGTGTGTTTAGTGCTAGTGTTCTTCACTATAGCATACTCTTTTAGCTCTTGTCGGCGGTAGATATGACAATGGAACTAATGCTGGCTTGTGGTATTGGAATGTGAACAATGCTTCGTCTAACTATAGTGCTAACATCGGTGCTCGACCACTTATATTAATTAAATTACTTACACATCATCTTCCTCAGCCCTTGCTGAAAATTAGTCGTTCTGGGTGGGTTTAGTAGGTTTATCTCCTGAAAAATGGAATTTCTCGAAAAATCCGCAGGCAAATATAAGAATAATTGGTGACACAGGAATGAAAAGAAAAGGATTTATTTATGAAAAAATTACTGAACTAAATAATATTGAATTAGCAATATATAAAGCTAGTATAGGTAAGACTAAGAGAAAGAATGTTGAAAAAATATTAGATTCTCCTACTTATTATGCTATGCAAGTTCAAAAATTATTAAAAGAAAAAAAGTATATACCTAGTCCGTATATAGAAATGACTATACACGATGGAGCTAGTAGAAAAGAAAGAGTAATTTATAAACCTAGATTCTATCCCGACCAAGTAGTACATTGGGCTTTAATGCTACAAATAGAGCCTTTACTATTAAAAGGTATGTATGAATTTAGTTGTGCTTCTATTAAAGGTAGAGGTATAAAAAGAGGTATGAATTATTTAAAAAGAATATTAGTTCAAGATAGGAAATATACTAAATATTGTCTAAAATTAGATGTTAAAAAGTTTTATCCTAGTATTGATAAGGAAATACTTAAATCTAAATTTAGAAAAATCATTAAAGATAAAGATACATTAAATTTAATTGATGTGATTATTAATAGTGGTATAGAGGGATTGCCTATAGGTAATTATACTTCACAATGGTTTGCTAACTTTTATTTAAAGGATTTAGACCATTATATAAAAGAAGAATTAAAAGTAAAATATTATATTCGTTATATGGACGATATGGTGCTTTTTTCTAACAATAAAAAAGAACTAAGAAAAGTTAAATATGCTATTGATGAATTTTTAGCTAAAGAAAAATTGACTATAAAAGAAAATTGGCAATTATTTAAAACTGAAAGTCGTCCTATTGATTTTTTAGGATATAGATTTTATAGAGGTTATACCACTCTAAGAAGAAGTAATTTTTTGCGTATCAAAAGGAGAGCAAAAAAGATTTCTAAAAAAGATGAATTAAATTTTAAAGACGCTTCCGCTATGCTAAGCTATAGTGGTTGGTTAAAACATTGTGATTCATATAATTATCAACAAAAATATATTAAACCATATATTGATTACAAGAAATGTAAGGAGGTTGTAAGAAATGAAAGTAAGAAGTACAATAGCTCCCAAAAATTTCAAAATAGGTGATAGAAAAGGCAACTTAATAGAAGTTGCTTTTTTTGATGATATAACTGAAATTCACGAAGAAGAAACACTTTTTGAATACTCAGTATATAAAATGAAAACTATATTTAGAGAAGATTTGGAAAGCTTTATTAATGATAATTATGAAAGTTGGTTAACATTAGCTAAAGAAACGGATTATCAAGCCGTAGCTAAAGAAGTAAGAGAAAAAAGGAATAAATTATTGGAAGAAAGTGATAAGCATTTATTGTTAGATAGGTTAGATATTAATATGCCTGCTGAAATAAACGCTGTTAATCTTTTATCAGTAGTTATTAAATTATTTGATAATCTAAAATCTATTTTTTATGGTGAATGGGCTAAATATAGACAACAATTAAGAGATATTACTACGCAAGAGGGATTCCCTTATAATGTAGAATTTCCTGTTAAACCTGAAGAAGATAATAAGGTAGAAGAATAATGTTGGAATATATATCAGTTGGCTTAGTGTTCACTATTATTGGTGGTGTTATAGGAGTTGCTACTTTTCATATGAATAGTAAGAAAAACACCAAACAAGAAACAAAAGAAGAAGTGTCTAGTATTACTAAAATAGATACAAAACTAGACATTATTGGAAAAAATGTAGATGAAATTAGATTAGATAATAAAGATATATCAAAATCTTTACACTCATTAGCCGAAAGAGTGTCAGCGGTAGAGCAATCCGCAAAATCGGCTCACCATAGATTAGATAATTTAGAAGAATTACATAGAAAATAAAAGTGGGAGGATATATGAAAAATGCTTTTATAAATTTATTAAAGGTAAAGACTATATTGTCTTTATTATTTAGTAGCACTACTTGTTATCTAGCTATAAGTGGAAAAATAGAAATGGAAACATTTATGGCTTTAACAATGGCTATTATAACTTATTATTTTACGAAGAAAGACACTGAATAAAAAGTGTCTTTTTTTATATAAGAATGGAGGAATTAAAAATGGAAGAAAAAAAGATTGAAGAAATTGAAGAAGTACAAACAACTTTTAACGAAGATGGTTTGGATATTTTAGTAGAGGACGGTGAAGTTGAAAATGTTTACAATGAGAACGAGTAAACCTAGTAGTGGTAATAAATTTTATATTAGAAAAGCTAATGGTGGTTATAGCACTTGCATACAGGGAAGTCCAACTGATAGTCAATGTAATGTATTAGCTAATTGCGTTGGGTATGCGTGTGGAAGATTTAACGAAATCATAGGTAGTATGAAATATCCGTCTTTAAATTGTAATGCGGAAAACTTCATTGAAAGAGCTAAAAATACTTATGGTTTAGAAATAAGTAATGTTCCAACACTAGGAGGAATAATGGTATGGCAAAAAGGCTCTACGCTATCCGGAAATGATGGTGCGGGTCATGTTGCTGTAGTTGAAAAAATTATAGATAGTAATACTATTTATACAAGTGAATCAGGTTATGGCTCAAGTGCTTTTTGGAATAGTACAAGAAGAAACTCTAATGGTAGATGGGGCTTAGGTAGTGGATATACATTTAGAGGTTGTATAGTAAATCCAGCTATAGGAAAAGTCACAGCTCCAACAACTGAAGTTGACCTATTCCCTAATGTTAGTGATGAAGAATTAGCTAAAAGAGTATGGGCTGGTGAATTTGGAAATGGAGATACTAGAAAACAAAAACTAGGCTCAAGATATGCGTCAGTACAAGCTTTAGTTGATAAAGGAGTAGGAAAACCAACTAGCAATAATCAATCATCAACTTCTAAACCTCAAGTAGATATTCTCACATTAGTTAAAAAGACTATTCGTGGTGACTTCGGTAATGGAGAAGCTAGAAGAAAAGCTCTAGGCTCTAATTATGATGAAGTACAAAAACAAGTTAATCTAAATTATAAAAACGGGACTACTCGTTGGGATAATATAAGATTATATTAAAACATCTTCCTGACATCGGGAAAATGATAAAAGGTAAGGGCTTAAATGTCCTTACCTCTTTTTTTTTGCTCTAATTTATAGATGTAGTTTTGTCCGTATCGTGCTATAAATTCATCTAATGTATGAGTTTTCATATATTCTTTTTGAAATTTTACTTTGTAGTATAAATTTAACATTATATCCTTATGAAAGAATTTATGACAAAAAGTACATAATGGTGCTACCATTCCGTCTTCCATCGATATACTTCTATATGAGCCACTAAATACCTCATTTTTTTCAACCTGAGTGTACATATTTAATCGTGTATCATAATCACCCGTTTTTAAGCCACATTCACAGCATTTAGTTAAATCAGGATAAATTATACTAAATCTTTCTTTTTCTTTCTTAGCTTGCTTGTTTGTGCGGGATTTCATAGAATTATATTGTTTATATTCCTTACTATTACAATTACAGGAAAAAATTGGGACTTCTTTCCGGTATAGAGTACAATACCCAAACTTTCTTCCTTTTTTAGTTCTTACTTTATGATTCTTACAATTCATTTTAATCACTCCTTTAGGTACTAAATAGTGACTAAAAACCTGAAATCATATAGCATTTTAATACTTTTTATAACATTAAAAACCTTTATTTAACTATAAAAAACATCATCTAGCATTAAACCTTATTTTATGTTATAAAAATTAAAACGCTACTTTTCCCTTATTTTATAAGGGTTTTCATTTTTTTAGGTACTATTTTAGGTACTTATAATTTTATAAATTATCTAATAAATCAACAATTTTGTTTTGAACACTAGGGAATAGGTGCATATATACTTCTTGCATAACTCTTAAGCTATGACCCATTCTTTGGGACATCATTAAGAAGAATTTAGTTGAATCCGTTTCTCCGGACTTAATATATTCATTTATACATATAGAAACGTGAGAGTGTCTAAATTGATGTATTGTTATCATTTCCTTAACTAGGTTAGCTAATTTAAAATATAACTTTCTATGTTTTTCAATTTGATAATTTGTTAATACATCACCATTTCCAAACACAAACCAATCTTCACTAAAGTCAGCATATTGCATAACTATTTCTTTATATTTTAATAATTCTTCTCTTAATCTTCTAGACATTGTTATTTCTCTATTTAAACAATTCTTCGTTGCTGTAATCTTATATTTACCTGATTTAGTATTAAACGATATAGTTTTATTGATTCTAATGATATTCTCTTTAAAATCTATATCTCTCCAAGTAATAGCTTGCATTTCACCTTTTCTCATTCCTGTAAAGTAAAGAGTAAGGAAAAAACAATGCCATAATGCGTCATCAATAACACTTATTAATTTACAATATTGCTCATATACAATATATTTTAATTTGCTTTTTGTTTCAATAACTTCATCATTTCTTTTTTTGAAACGACCTGATAATTCAACCGGATTATAATTTAGTTCATACTTTCTATTAGCAAAACTAAATATTTCTTTAAATACTACATAGTATTGATTGCAGGAGTCGATAGATAATCCTTTGTCGATAAGTTTATTTTTCCAATTTTCAATATCCATCACGGATATTTCATCTATAAATTTGCCTTTAAAATATGGCTTTATATGATTATCATAATTAGATTTATATGTTAAGACCGTAGATTCTCTACATCGTTTAAAAGCGTCTTCAAAATAATCATCAGCTACTATCTCAAACCTTTTCTTAACAGGAGCGTCACGATTAAGTAAAAACACTCTTTCTTCGGCTTTTGCTTCCTTTTCTAATAAATATCTTTTAGAAGTATAAGGAACTAATTTGCCCTCGGTATTATGATAGTAAACTTTAAAACGCCATTGACGACCATCTTTAGTCTTTTCTTTGTCCTTAAATACTGACATTTTAGCACTTCCTTTATTGTTTTATTCTTAGAATCGTGCTATAATGTAATAGAAAACTCAATTACAATTATAGCCTTGGTTATTTTTGTTTAAGATTGCTAGTCTTATGGGTTTTCATTTAACGCTTAGAGTTGCACCTCTAGGCGTCTTTTTTTATTTATTTATTCATAGCATTAGCTATTTTTTGAGCTTGCATATCCATTTTGTTTTCTTCGTATGCTTCTATTTGATTATTTATAATTGCTTTAAACTCATTAGGTTTAGTCACATAATCAAACTCGAAAGCTGAAGATGAAGTAGTAATTATTATAGTACCATAATTAAATATTTTACCAAATAATCCCTGTTTAACTTGTACGCTATTTAGTTTAGTTAAAGGACTATCTAATTCGTTTGTATTAATTAATCCAATTTTACCTTTAATTCTACGATTAGTTATTTCTAATTTTGTTGTGAAATATCTAATTAAATCTCTAGGCAACCAAACTAAACCAATAATAATGCAACAAGCGAATAAATCAACAAATAATTTAAAAACTAATGCAACTACTGATAATTTAGCTATTTTAATCGTTTCTTCCATCTTTCTTTTACTCCTTTCATATCTATATAAAAAATACCTGTACTAGCATATTTTTTACCTAAAATGTGCTTTTTTATGTATAAAGCGTCAATTTTCCTGATTAAGTGCGTTATTTTTACCATTTAAGACATAAAAACGACAATTTAAGGAAAATTTATTAAATTTATTACCAATTATTGGTAAAATAAAATGTTAATTTTATAATAGAGCCCTGAGAGGGGGTCGGGGCGTGGATATTAAAATTTTATATAGTGATTTATATGATTTAGATATAGATATAACACTATACATATTATTAATAGAATATTTCCTATAGGGGATATTCTTATTCTTTGTCCGTGTCCCTCATTATGTAAGGTTTATTAATTTTTGCAAACTCTATTAATTTATTAAAGTCTTCTTCATTTAATTCTTCATTTTCATTTAAAAAACCTTTTCTCTTTAAAACATCTTTTAATAATTCCTGTTCTTGCTCTTTAGTTAATTTAATTTTTTCTTTTTGTTCGTGTTTAATATCTCTACCTATTAAATCGGGTAATTCTACAAACAATGTTTCTTCTAATATAACTAAGTTATCAATGCTAGGTGAATTTTCTCCAGCTTCCCATCTAGCTATAGAAGCTTGTGTTATAGGCTTTAGATGTTTTTCTTCGGGTAAGTCTTTATTATGAATATTACAAGCTCTTACTGTCTGTCTAGCAAGTTCACTTTGTGACCAACCTTTCGATTCTCTAAGATATTTTAAATTTTCGGCAAAATAATTATTCATCAGCTACCTCCAATCTATACATATTATAATACAAAATTGACACTAAAACAAGTTTTTTATGAAAATTTGCATAATTTATATTGACTTATGAAAATTTGTATAGTATCATTTAATTGTAAGGAGGTGCTACAATGTACGAGAAAATAGAAAAGCTAAAAGGAAAGATTGCTAATGAACTTAGAAAATTAAGAGCTGAAAAGAATTTATCTCAACAAGAAGTAATCGATGGAATTACTAAGAAAAACAACAAAACCTTAATAAATATTGGAACTTTAGTAAGATATGAAAAAGGGTCAGTAGTTCAAAATTTAGATAAATTAACAATCATTCTAGACTTTTACGGATTAGATACTTATTATTTTTTTAAACTTATCTATGAAAATATGTATAGAAATGAGGAGGGATAAAGATGAGTACAGGAGTACAAATAACATTAATTATTTGTTTATCAATAGTAGCTGTTATATGGATATGTGCAAAATATGGAACAGCTGACAACAATAAAAAGAAATAAACATAAGACTAGCAAAGAGGTGAAATGATGGAAAAGCCTTATATAAATCAAAAAGAATTAACTGAGTTGTTAGGACAGGGAAGACGATATGGTGAAAGAGTAATGAAGCATTTATTAAATATAGCTAAAGAAAGAAATTACTATTTACCTGAAAGCGGTAGAGATATTCTTATACCAACACACTTAGTTAAAAAAGAATTAAAGATTAAGGAAATAAAATTAAACAAAAATAGAGAGGAAAAAATAAAATGAAAAAGAATAAAAAGAGAATAAAAATTAAATGGAGAAATGTAGCATTATTAGGAGTTTTACTATTATGTGCATATATAGTAGGACACGATTTGTTTATGCTAACTATTTATAGTTGGATAACAGGACAAATGTTAGGTTGGACTTGGTTTGGATTCCTTACATTTATTATAGCGTTTGCTGTAGGAGGAGAAATCATTGAATATTTTATTGATGAAATCAACGAATAAAAAAAGATTTATGAATTGGGTTAGAACTCATAAATCAAATGTAAAACTAAACATTTTACTATTAGATTATAACATTTAATAGTAAAAAAATCAAAATAGGAACGGAGGTATTAAATGAATATAGAACTTTGTTCCAAAATAAACAATTTTAATAGCTTAAGGAGGATTCATTATGAAAGATAATTTTTTATTAAAAAAGTCACAGCAAGAAGTATTTAATGAATTATCCAATGAAGAAGCTGGAAAGTTGATTAAAGGTATATTTCGATATGCTAATACAGGAGATAGCGGATTAGATGGATACTTAAAAATAATATTTATTCCAATTAAAACTGAAATAGATAAGAACGAAGAAAGATATGAAGAAGTATGTAAAAAGAATCGAGAAAATGGGAAATTAGGTGGAAGACCTAGAAAAGAAGAAAAAGAAGAAAACCAAGAGGTTATTGAAAAAACCGAAGAAAACCAAGTGGTTTTTGATGAAACCGAAGAAAACCCAAAAAAGCCGATAAATCATAATCATATTCATATATCACAATCAAGTATCACTAATCAAAATCAATTATCAAATAATAATTTAGATGACATTAAACAAATAGTAGATTATCTAAATTTAAAGACTAAAAGTAAATTCAAATATTCTAGTAAAACAACTCAAACAAAAATAAAAGCACGATTGAACGAGGGTTATACACTCGACGACTTCATAGTTGTTATTGATAAGAAAACGAACGAGTGGCTAGAAGATAGTGAGTTTAGTAAATATTTATGTCCGGAAACATTATTTGGAACAAAATTTGAAAAATACTTAAATCAAAAAGTGATTAAAAAAAATCAATCACAAAAGAAAGATAAGACAATGGAAATCTTGGAGGGTGTTTATAATGGAACAATCAAAATTGATTAGTGGGGTTATGGCAAAACTAAGAATTGCTTATCCATATTATTTTAAAGATTTAAACGAAAATTCAAACAATAATGAAATGTTATTGGGATTAATAAAAATGTATCAAGAACAAATAGTAGGTTATACACCTGAAATAGTTTTAAAAGCTATTGATGAAATAATTAGAACATCTAAGTTTATGCCAAGTATAGCTGAAATTTTAGACAAATGTGATAGTTTAGCAAAAAATTATTCTTACGATATTTTAGAAAAAATGAAAAGAGATGGATACTTCAAGCGTGGAGCTTATGGAGATTTAGACGATACTCACGCAACTAGGAATTATGAAAAAGCTACTATGTGGCTTAGTAAAGGTATTATTCCTCAATGGTTATTAGAAGATATGATAGCTTATGGTTATAAAACAAATACTTTATTACCTGATAGGAATAACGAAAAAGAAAGCATAGGAACTAATTTTAGTGAAATTAAATTATTGGAAGCGTAAACACAAAAAAGTAAATGTTCCTGATATGTTTGACAAAGAGGAACTTCCTAGTAAATTCAAAATGCGTAAGAAAATTAATACTTTAGAAAATGAGTTAGATACATTAAAAGAAATTATTAAAAGTGAATTGTATAAATCTTTTATAGATAAATTAGGAGAGCCTGAAAGAATTAAAAGACTTACTGAAGAAAATAAAAAATTAAGATTAAAAATAAAAAGTTTAAAGGAGGAGAAAAACGATGGCAACAGCCGTAAAGAAAGAAACTAAAAAAGTTTATGATTTTGGTGAAAAAAAAGAAGAAAACATCGGTGGTAAAAAAATACCTGTTGAATTTCATACACCAAAATATAAAGAAGCTAAAAAGAAAGCTATTGAATTATTAGAAAGTGATAAATATAAAGAAGTATTAGAAGCAAGTGATTTTTGGATATTAGTAAACACTTATTCTAATAAAACTAAAGCTATGTATAGCGGATTGATTATAAGCCACGATGGTTGCTTAAAAATAAATGATGTATTAGAAGATAAATTAAAATTTAGACCCGATTGTATGAGTATAGATAAAGACGGGTTTAATAACTCTTTAGTATTTACTTATATTTGTCCGGAACAGGGAATATATGAAGTAGGTGAAGTAAGTAAAGCTAATTGTAGTAATGATTATCCTTACGCTATGGCTTTAAAAAGATGTATGGATAGAGTTATTTTGAAAAATAGTAAGATAGCTTATGCCGGAATTTATAGTGATAGTGAAGCCGATGAATTTACACAAAGAATTGAGGGTGGAGAAACACCTGTAGAAGAAACTAAAAAAACTACAAGTAAAGAAACCCCAAAAGAAACAACAACTAAAACTAAGAAAAAGGATGAGTTGATGATTCAAGAATCTCAAGTAGATATTATTAAAAAGTTATATACAGCTGAAGAACTAATGCCACTTATGAAACATATAGGCAAAAAGAAAATAACTGAATTAACTTTATTAGAAGCTAGTAGCTTAATTAAAAGAAAAGATAATAAACCAAAAGAAACAGCACCTGTTGAAGTGCAAGATGATGATAATTATTTAGAATAATGGAGGAATAGAAAGATGAATGAATTAGTAAAAATTGAAAATAATGAAATAGTTATAGATAGTGATTTTATTGAAAAATATAGAAACTTTAAAAAATTACAATTAGAAATGGATTTAATGGAAAAGGATTTAAAAGCTAAGTTAAAAGACGCTATGGAAATGTTAGGAAAAGATAAATTTATAGTAGATGGATTCTCAGCTAAGATTAAAGCTGGATATACTACATCAAGATTTGACTCAGCAAGATTTAAAAAAGAATGTCCTGAAATTTATGAAGAATATTTAAAAGAATCAAGTGTATCTAGTTCAATTACTTTAGATGTTGAATAATGATTGAATTTTTAGAAAAGCCACATATCTATTTAGTCGATGGAGTAATAACTCCTAGTGTTAGTGAAATATTACACTTTATATTTCCGGATAAATATAAAGGCGTAGATAAAAGAATATTAAATCGTAAGGCTGAATATGGAACTAAGATACACGAGGCTGTAGAAATGTTTGAAATAAACTTAAAAACAATGACATTAGAAGAAGCTTTTGATGTCACTATTCAAGCTAAAGAATTAAATTATATTCAAGAGGCTAGCTTAAGACAATATGTGAAGATTAAAAGAGAAAATATTATAGCTGTTTTAGAACAAGAGAAGATGATTCAATTTGAAAGAAAATATGCTGGTAGATTCGATATGATAGCAAGCATTAGAGGAGAAGTATGTTTGTGTGATATTAAGACTACAGCTGAATTAGATAAAGAATATTTAAGTTGGCAATTATCTTATTATGAAATGGCTATGGGAAAACGATTTGAGGGTTTATATGCTATATGGCTTCCTAAAAAAGGATTAGGTCAAGTCGAAAAAATAGAGAGAAAACCTAGAGAATTATTGATAGAAAAATTAAATGAATTTTTGGAGG